TCCCCCCCCCACGCGCGGGGCCCCCCGCCCCAAAACCCCCCTCGCCCCCCTGCCGCAGCCAGTTATCCGCCCGCAGGCTGTTCTGGAAGTCAGGCGATGTCATGTAGGCTTTCGCGTCCTGATACGCGCGGACAACGCCCGCGATAGCATCTGCCGAAGCGCGCGAACCGATGTAATAGTTTTCCAGAAAACCTGTCAGGTCTTCGCCCCGGCTGTCGGCTTCCAACATCGAGAACAGCAGCGTGAGGCGTCCTTTTTCGCCGCCCACGTCGGTGATGCGCTTGGCGGCTTTATCCAGCCCTGCCTGAACCGCTTTACTTCTGGCATCGCCTGCCTTGATGTTCTGCTTCAGCGTGAACAATACCGCACGCGCCGACCAGAGATTCTGCTGTGACTGGGTGACGTTCGGGCGGGACTGGCTGAAGTCCACCCCGGCTTGCTCGAAAATACCCGGTGCAGACTGGAGCGTCGCCCAGATGTCGTTCTTCAGCAGCTTGTCAACATCATCCTGAAACCACGATTCCGGCGCGCCCTTGAGTCGCATCGCCACATCTAATAGCTGCGGTGAGGTCTTGGCGAGCTGTGCGATGTCGAGCAGCAGCTTGGCAGCGTAGGCGATTTTGTCTTCCTTAAAGGCGTCCTCCAACCCGTAGATTTCCGCCGCGCCTTTGGCGAGCTGGCTAATCTTTCGTGTGGTAATTTCATCGCTTGACTGAAGCGCTGCGACCGCCGCAGGGATACTTGCCTCGTTGGCACTAAGCCCGAGCTGGTCTTGGGTCAGCTTGTTAAACACCCACTCTGGCGAGGTGATGTAATCGCGGGCGGCTTTCAGCGCGTCCTGCACCGACTTCATCGTCATGCTACGCACGCGACCAGTACGAGCCAGACGTTGCCCGGCTTCGGCTACTGTGTCGGCGTTTTTCAGAATATCCAGCAACTGCGCCGGGGTGCTGATGCCGATTTTCGCGAGCGCTGATTTTTGTGCTTTGGATAACTGCGCCCACGCATGACTGGCATCGCGTAAATCAGCCTGCGGGCTATAAGCGCCCGTTACACCGACCGCTTGGGTAGCAGCTTGGTTGCTTCTACCATCTGGATTGCGTTCTGTCGGCGCAGCTCCAACGCCTCCGCTGCTTCCTGCCTGCGGCGCTGCGCCGGGGTTAATCGGTTGAGCGGGTTGTCCGGTTGCGCTGGTTTGTCCAGCAGCCCCTTGTCCCGCAGGCGTTTGACCAGCATTTCCAGCCGTGGCTGTAACTCCCGGCTGCGCCCCAGATGCAGGTGCTTGCGCTGCTCCTCCAGCAGGCTGAACAGTTTGGGCGGGAGCGTCTGTCCCACCGCTGGACTGATTTCCTTGCTGTGCATTATCGACTCCAGCGCCTTGAGGATTAGCTCCTCCTGTCGGTGTCGCGTCAGGCTGCCCCACGCTTTGGGTTTCTCCGCCTGTGCTTCCTGCTCCTGCTGCCGGAGCTGCACCGCTTTCTCCTGCGACTGGTTGAGTATTTTCAGTAGGCGCGCCTTGTCCTGCGCCGGGATTTGCTGGCTCATCGGGTTGTCCTGTCGGTTGGGTTTGCGTCGCCGCGACTTGTTCGTCGGTCAAGCGTCGGCGACCTGCATCGAGGTAGTTGGCGAGAATGGCGTCGATGCCTTTCTGCTGCTCGCGGGTGAGCGATGGGTTAGTCTCGACTTGGGTCTTGACGTAATCACGCATCGCCTTCCATTGTTCGTTCGTGTCGCGTAGTACCGGGGCGGCAATCTGGTAGTCGATAGCGTTAGCCAGCGCTTCAGAGTAGGCGCGCACGCCATCCGGCACGTTTTCTAACTCGACGCCATGCTTGATGCGGAAGGCGTTGCGGATGTCCTCACCGATGCCTTTTTCCTCGCTTTGCAGCCAAGCATTCAGTACGTGCGTGTCGCCATTCTCCCAAATGTCAGTCAGCGTTTGGCGCTCCACTTGGGCATACGGGTTGGTGTTGATGTTGTAGGCTTGCTTCAGGTACTCCTGCATCTGGGCGCGCTGGTCTGGCGTAAAGGCTTCCCACTTGGACGGGTCGTCGATTATCGTGTCATACGCCATCTGCTGTGCAGAGCCGATGTCGGTTTCGTGCCACTTCGCCCGGCGTCCGGTGCGTGCGATGTTGTCCATCTCGCGCCCGACCACCTGCCGATAGCTGTCGTAGTCCAACTGGTTCTGATGCACGTACTGCGTAGGGTCAAGGCGTGCTGCGTCGAACTCTGGGGCGACGTAGTTTTTTATGCCTTTGCCTAGCGCGCCAAGTACCTGTGTACCGCCAGCCATCGAGCCGCCTGCGACGAAACCGATAGCGGCTGCTTCCGGTACACCTTCTAGCAAATCCACGCCAGTCGCAGGTTGCGCGCCGACGTTTTGTGAATATTGCGTCAAGCCTTCTTCGAGGAGTTCAGACACGGAGTTAGCGCCAGCCGTCGCCAAGCGCTTGCCCGCAAACGTCTGAAGCCCAAACTTGTTCGCTTTGAGCAGCGTAGTTTCCAAACCGGCAGCGCCTAGCAGCGCGGTGTTTATGAATGCAGCATTACCTGCCGATACCGCAGCCTGTTCTGCGAGCGCTGCACGTGCTTTGCCCGCAGAGCCGTAATACTGCACGAGGTTGTTCCAGTTTTCCTCGCCGTTTGCTTTGATGTAGGTCTGGCGGAATGTGTCCTCGTCTTGGTTGTACACAGCGTCGTATGCGCCACCAGCGGCGTCTGTGGCGGCAAAAAACCCGGTGGTCGCCATACCACCCGCTACCTCAGAAGATAACAGGTGAGACGCCGCTTTAGCGCCGATTCGCGTGGCGAGACTTGCACCCGGTGCAGCCGCAGCAGCGTTTACCCGCGCGGTAATACCTTCAATCGCCGGGGTAAGACGTGTGGCAGCGCCGACGCGAGAAGCAAACGCCCCCGCACTCGCGCCTACAGCGGCGGAGTAAGGAATGTATGCGGCGGAGTCCAGCATGGTGTAAAGCATATTGTCTGCTTTCCACATATCGGCAATGCCGCCTGTGAATCCTGCGACAAGGCCGTCCTTGCCCTGCGCCCGGCGTTTCTGGGTCAGGTATTCGTTGTTCTCTTGGGCAAAGTGAATCTTGTCGGACAACGTTGAATCAATGGAATTTATCGCGTCATTCTGTTCGCGGACAAACTCCTCCGTGTCGAAGGTAAGTCCAGTTTTGCCGATGGTTTTGTTCCATACAGGGGATAGCCACAGCACCGTGCCTTTGAACAGGTTGCGCCCTGCCTTACCTAGCCATGAAACCGCATCGAGCGGGTCAGCACGGTCTTCTGAACGCTGCTTGGCGTAGGCATCCGTGTCCTGCTTGAACAGCGCGCCAGCCACCCGCAGCTCGTTGTTGATGAGGTCTTCGGGGATGCCCTGCTCCTTCAGCTGAACGGCTTTTTCTTTCAGCCAGCCTTGTGCCTCGTCCTCGCGCTGGAAGCTGGACTTGATGTCTTTCCAATTCTTGTCAGCGAGGATGGTTTCAACCATCGGCTTCAGGACAAACGAACCATCCGCGCCAGCGCCTAGCACACCGCCCTGCTCCTTCGCTTTTTCTTTCAGCGCCTTCTCGCGCTCCTTTTTGTCCCGCTGGTATTGGCGGATAGCCGCGTCGGTTTCCCGGCGCTGTGCCGCCTGCTGACGGTCAAACGCTGCCTGCTGGCGGGCTTCTTGCTGCTGAATTTTCTGTTGCTGTTCAGTCGCGTAGTTCAGCAGGTCGTTCTGCTCACGCTGTGCCGACGCCAGCGCTTGTGCCGCCGGAGAAAGTTTGCCTTGCTGCGCCCCCAGCGGCGCTACCGCTTTCGGGTTGAGCAGGTCATCGGACTGGTTGAATATCGCCCCCGCGCCCGCGCCGAACAGGTCTTGGTCGAGGTCAGGCAGTTTCGGCATGGAGAGGGGAGTTTCGAGAGAATTGTTCTTCGCCATTATCAGACTTCCAGAGCGTTAAAGATTTGCATCAGCGCGTCGATGCTAGGACTGGAGGATTTTACCAAAGGTTGATTAAACATCTGGTCGTAAGTTTTCGAGATGGTATCAGCCGCCACCGCTGCGATGGATTCTTTCTGCGGCGGTAAGCCTTGTTCTGCGACCTCGCCGTACAGTTTGTTCTGCAAAGGTGTTTCTGGAACGGCGAAGCCTACGCTGCCAGCCAGCACGTTTTTGCCCATCAGGTCGCTCTGCGGGGCGTTCTGTGCCATCAAGTCATTCACGGTATTGGCTGCCGCGTTTATCGCCCCAGACGCCGGAATAAGCGGCGCTACGGAGGGCGCAGACGCTCCTGCCTGCACCATACCGCCGTCTTGAGGGGCTACCCCGCCTAGCTTCCGGTAAAAACCATCACGGGACGCTGCGCCCTTAGCGGCGTATTTCGGGTCGTCGATGCGCCAGCGGATAAAGTCCTTACCCAGCACCCGGACGCCTGTGTTGTAGTCCACATTCGGGTTGGATAAAAACAGCTTTTTGGTCTTGGCGTAGGTAGGGTCGTTCTTTATTTCGTTTACCAGAAAGCGCGCTTGGGCATCTAGCGCACGTTGTGATTGCTCCATCACCCCATTCTTAATCAGTCCTTGAGCCGCAAGCTGTTTCTCCAGATTCCGCCCGCGCGTGCCTTGCCACGAGATAATCCCCAGATTGACCGCGCCGTTTCCGGGGTCTTTGTGATACCCCCACAGGTAGCGGTCTTGGAATGCGTTTTCCCGCCCCACCTCGGCGGCGAGAAGCCGCGCTTGGTTTGGCGACAACCCGGCATTTTGAAACGCTTGCAACACCATACTCATGTTGCGCGATTCGTTGGTATTCCCCTTCCTCCGTGCCATGACTTACCGCCCCGCTGCTGCACGTGCCGCCGCGATTTGTCGGGCATACGCAGGATTAGTCCCGAGCAAATACTGGCTGGCGTAACCCACCGGTCCTAGCAGCCCCATAGATACCCCTTCTGCTACGGCGCTTGTCATACTAGGCTGAACGTTCTGGAGGTACACAAGCTGCCCTGCGGTGTAAGGGACACCGTCAATCATGATGACTTCGTTCGGGTCATACGTACCCTGCGCCTGCTTGTCGGCAACGTACGCCATCTTGGCTTCCACGTTCTGCGAATGAACTTTGGGGTCAATAGCGTCTTGTGGTGCGGCTTGAGGTTGTTGTGCGGGCTGTGCAGGCTGTTGCGGCGGCATGATGACTTGTCCTTGCAGGGGGCGCGGACCAACTCCCTGCTGATACACCTGCCCGCCCGGCACGAGGCTGCGCACCGTCGCCATCGCCTGACCCGGCATGGTGATGTACGTACCTGCCGTTTCGCCCCCAGTCAGTCGCTGGAGTTCTGCCTGATACTCGGCTATCTGTTGCGTGAGTTCCTGCACCTGCCCTGCCATCATCGGGTCGGCGGCAAATGCTGCACGCTGGCGCTGGAGGTTGCTAATCGTGTTCAGAAGCCCTTGTCGCTGGCGCTGGCTCTCGCGCTGCGCTAACTGTGCCTTGTCAGTCAGGTAGGTGTTCGCGTCGGCGTACTGGTTGGCGGCGTTGCGGTCTTTAATAGCACCGATTACGGGCTGGCGTTTGATATTCCCTTCCAGCTCGCCCCGGGCGTACTCCACGCCTAGCAGATTATTATCGTACAGCTTGTCATTCGTTACGACGCCCTGCGCGGCAACCGTTGGCGCATGACCTGTGGTGATGTTGTTCGCCATCGTCGTGTTGTAAATGTCCTCCCCGCGCCAGCCACCCATCTGCGCGGCACGTTCAGGCGTCAGGTAATCGTTCGCGCCCATCTGCACCGCTGCTGCGTCGATGCCCTTACCGATATTGGCTTGGGCTGTATTGTTCAGCATGGTCTGGTAGTCGTCGCGGTTGTTCATAAACGCGCTGCGCTGGTCCATCTGAATCATGCTACCCGTGCTGGCGTTGGCAAGTAGCCCCGGCTGGGCGGCTTCGGCAACCTCGTTTGCCCGTGCGGAGTTATCCACGTTGTTCTGGAAAACACTCATCTTGCCGCCGAACTGCGCCCGCTGCCCCAGAATATCTAGCGCGGAAAGGTCGTTGGCGTTACGCGCGGCTTCTACCGCTTCATACTGCTTGAGGTCATTCCAGTTACGGTCGTTAGCATATTCCTTGCCTTTCATGAACGCGCCGAATAAATCTGGTATGTACATTATTTTGTCCCCTTATCTCATTGAAGCGGAAGCATATCCTGTCGGGTCGTAACCTGCAACCCCACCCGCGCCATCGTACGGTGCGTTGGCTTCCGCCTGCTGCCACGAAATGCCACCGCGCGGAGTGTTCTCCAGCATCCGGCTACCGTCACCCCAGTAAGCCTGTGCGTCGAATCCTCGGTAAGTGTTCGGCACATCAGCACGGGCGTTGATGCGCTGGCGCACCGGGTTGTATTCCGTCTGCATCCGGTTGTTCACATAGCCGGAAAACGCCATTGCCCCTGAAGCTACGTTGCCCATCGCCTTAGCGTAGTCCCCGAACAGCCCTGCCGCCTTACTGGCGAGGGAGGCGCTCTCGGATAGCAGGTTACGCCCACGGCTGGCGGTCGATATGCGACGCTGCCAGCGGATGTCGTTCTTCTCCTGCGCCAGCTTCTCAGCGTAGCGACGACCGAAGTTATCGGAATCGCCCCGCACGGTTGATTTCATGATGTCGGTCTTGGTGAACATCGACACGTCAGGGCAGACGCAATATTTGTCCGTGAGTGCGCTCCTATGGCGTTCTGCGGCGGCGAAAACCTTGTCTATGGTGTTGGTATGCCCTGCGATGGATTTGGGGTAATCTGGCTCGTAAGGAGGCTCTGCCCATATCTCGGACAGCTCTTGGTCTTCCAGCGGGCGGTAATTTTCGAGGAAGAAATCCCATTGTTCTTTCGCAAGGTCGTAGTAGTCCTTGCCGATTTTGTATTCTTCCTTCGCCGCCTTCCATGTCTCGTAGGTAGCCCACAGCGCAACCGCGATGGCGATTTTATCCGCCCACCACCAAGCGCCCGTCAGCCCCTTGTCGTTTACCTTCGGACAAGGAAACGCCTTAATGGAAACGTCATTTACCCGCTCAAGCCTACCGGTGGTTACAACGACTGGTAATCCGCTCATTTATCACCCCATCACTTTTATGGTCTGCGTCGGTTCTTCCGGTTTCACGTACACATCCGGTGGCTTCGGTTTGAACTCCTCAAGCGGCGTAGGATTGTAGCGGTAGCTACTCACCTGCATATCCCCCCGGCGCGGCGGATACTGCGTCTGCGCCCGGTTGCTCTCGTAGGCGATAAAGCTCATCGCGCCTTCCGCTGCCTTGCCTGCCTGCGTGCCGAGGTCACCGAAAATGCCCGCAGCAAGCTGCGCAAAGCTAGACGCCTGCGCCGGGATGTCGCGCCCGATTTTCAGTACTTGTTCGCGCTTGTCCCACCGCAGATTGTTGTGGACGATTTCTTCCTTGTCCGTGTAGCGGTGTGCCATGCCCGCAGCGAGGCTCTCTTGGGTAGCCTGCTTGAGTAGCTGGTCGGTTATGATGGCTGCCCGCTGCCCGGTGCAGTAGCGCCCCGTACAGGACACCGCCTTGTCAATCTGACCCGCGTTCTTCCCCCGCACGCTTACCAGCATCTGCCCGGTATAAAGCGGCTCTTTGTTGCGCTCATACTTCTTCAGCTTCAGCGCTTCTTTGGTGAGGTCTTTCTCCAGCGGCTTGAAGCGGTCGTTGTAATACTTGCGATGGTCTTTGCTCATCTGCAAATATTTTCTGGCGAGGTCGCGCTGCAACTTCGCCATGCGCAGGCTATTCCATGTGTTGTACGCCATGATGGCGGCAGACAGCATGGACTTCCAGCGGGAGGACTGCTCTATCCCTTCATCCGTGACCCCGGTGTTTTTGCACGCAGGGTTATCCGCCGGAACTTTCGGCGTCGTGTCTTTCTTTTTCCCGTTCTTGTCAGGCTTTCCGCCCCACTTACCGAACAGGTCGTCGAAATTCATCCCATCATTGTCAGAACGTGGCATCTCACACCTTCCAGACTAAGCGCTTTTCTTCCGTGCCGTCTTCGTAGTAGTTCGTGAAATACAGGCGGTCAAACTGCAACAGACCACTGTTCTGCTTCAGGTAATCCAGCGCTGCCTGCACTTCGTGCTGCCCATCAATCCCCGGTGCACTGGATACCGCCGTGCGGTGAACTTCCATGCGCCACTTACCGTTCCAGAGGTCTTGGTATTTCGTAACCATCGCCAGAAACACCAGCTCGCCTGCGGGGTTACGCCGGGTCAGGAAGTAACCCGCCCCGGTATCCCACAACATAAACCAGTAGCTCATCGCGAAGTCTATATCCCCAAACATCGCCCGCTCATGAGGTGTGTACATCGCGTTCAGGAACGGTACATACTCCTCCATCATCTGCGAGAGTTCTTCTTGGTCTGTTGGCATTCTCACAATCTGGTAGGTCATTTCGGTGTCTCCTTTGTCCCCATATCAATCACACAAACTCCAGCGACAATCTCGGTTATCTCCCCCGTGCCTTCCGCCAGTATCTGAAATTCAGGTCGGCGTCCATGCCGCCCGAAGGGGATATTGTTATCACCAACGGGAAACCTCCTTGAAATCTGGGCGCGGTCAGAGATGATGCTAATCTCTGTGTCGTGGTCTTGCACCCGCGCGCGCAACCGGGTCAGGTCAAACAAAAACCCGGTATCAATAATCGCCGACAACCACTTGTACGGGCGCAGGCGGTTGCCCGCGTTCCATTGGCTAACCGTACCGTCACGGAACAGCATCACCAGCTCGCCTTGTCGGGTGGTGAACATATCGACGGGTTCGTCGGAAATCGTCACCATTTTCTTGTACTTAGTGTCAGCGTAGGTGTTTCCGTCCAGCCACAGCATAAAGCTGATGTTGTCTGTGACTACAAACAACGCGCCTTTATGGTAAGCCAGTCGTGCAGTCTGGGGCGCAAGCTGCCGCCAGTCGTCCTGTGACAACACCTCGCTGGTAATCACCCGTGGCTGCTCGGCTTCGTTCAGCATCACTAATCCATCGGTACTAGCGTAGATAAAGCCGAACGGCGTGGTTATCGCCCCCTGCCCGACGTGGCAGTTAATCATCGGGAATGACTGGGTGTATTTATGCACCGCTCGACAGTCGCGGCTATCGCAACCGACGTCTGCCTGCACCCGGTAGGGGTGTCCGTCTGTCGCCACATACAGGCTGTTGCCGATAGCACCCAGCGCGATGATGTTGTCGTCCAGCGTCATCTCCTGCGAGAGCATCCAGTTGTGCGGCTGAAGGTTGCGGCTGAACAGCAGTTTGTTCTGCACGCTTCCGGCAAGAATCGCCGTGGAAGGAATTGCCGTGATGTTCTGGAGTTTGACAGGTGGCTCGCGTGTGTCCAGTCCCTCGAACGCCCACCCCAGATTGATGATGCTCGTGGTATCGGTAAATTCACGCGCGTTGACATCCAGCTCGGTCAGGAAGAACCAATGGGTCTCCAGCTCCTGCTCCTTCTCCAGCCCGGTACGGAAGCCCGTCTCGCGGCGGTAAATCCGCAGTTTCTTGATGTCGTACTCGATGAGCGGGTTGTAGCGGAAAGTGAGCTGCACCTGCTGCCCATCTTCGATAACCACATCGTTACTGGGATTGGATGGTCCGCTCTCCTCGCCAAAGCTGTTCACGAACGTCACGATGTACGCCACCGCACGCGAGCGGTCGGTGTCCACGTTGTTCGCGCGGGCGACTGGTGCGCCCTGCGGGGCTGGAACACCTAGACGGCGATAAACCAGACGCTTGTTCTCGCTGGTTAGTACCTGCGGATAATCGGCGTTCCCGGTCACGAACAGGCGCGGACAATCCGGTAGCCACTCGGCAACATCGACGCACTTGCCCCAGACGAGAATATCGCAACCCCAGACGTACAGCCGCACCATGTTTGCATCCACCTGCTTGATGTGTCGCTGCTCCAGAAACGCCTTGATGCTGCCGTGGGTTAAGTCCACGTCGTGAGCGATGGTGGCGTAGCCCTTCGGCAACTGCTTCTTGCGCAGGCGCGGGACGATGCCCGCGAACTCATAACTCTCCCATGCCAGCATATCAGCCCCTAAACGCAATCGTAATAACTTGGGCATCCACAGAAGCCTGCCCCCCATAGCGAACCACCAGATTGCCCGAACCAGGGTCGATGGATGCGGTGCAATTTCCCGCCGTGGAATTGGCGCTAACCTGACTGATGTCGGTCACATAGCTAGGAATCTGCACCCGTAGCTGACCGGGGTTATCGAAGGTCAACTGAAGCCGCTGCCCGAAATATTCGATGCGCGTTCCGGTCGCCCCGGTGGAAGCCAAGTCCACACGAATCATATCGCGTAGCGCACCGGGTGCAGGCACGCCGTTGTTTCCGCCGCCACCACCCCCGCCGCCGTTGCCTGCGCCGACGCTGGTCGCGATGCCGTTGGTAAAACAAATCTCTGTCCCGCCAACCATGTAGCACCCGTCTGCTACGGGGGCAGCAAGCTGTTGTGCCTGCTGCAAATGCCCGGAATCGTTGTGGGAAAGCCGCCAGCCGCCGACGTCGATACTGCCCGAAACTTGCTGTGACGGGTGTTCGATAACCAGCGTGTCCTGCTCGTTGTGGCTCTCTAGTCCGCGACCTGCACGAACGCCTGCGCCGTCCAGATTGGGGTCGTAGCTGTACACCCGCCCATCCACACCGATAGTCAGACCCCGGAACGTGCCGGGCGTAACCCCGGTAGGCGTCATCCCCACGTAGGCTACCTTGTTTTCGTCCACCGTAGCGTTGATACCGTCGCGCCCGACGACGTTTACAATCCCGCCACCACTCGTGCCGCCAGAAATCACATAGGGGTCGTACACCGTACCGACGCCCACTACCACGATGCCCGGTCCAGCCTGCACGTAGCAGCGGGCATACAGCCCGTCGCCGTTGTTGGTAATGATGTTGCCCGCTTGGTGCGAGATGTTCACCGTGCCGCCTGCACCGCCGCCCTGCTGACAGTCGCCGGGGTTCGGGTTGCAGTATGGCGGGGTGTAGGTCGGGATGTCGCCCACGCCGGGATTGACGATACAGCCGTTTACCACGTTGAACATGGTGTAAGACCCGTCTGGCGTGGTCGTTACCCGCTCAAGGGTCGCGTGTGTCCCGTCCCACGTGAGCTTGTAGTCCATCGCAATGCACACCTCGAAGGGCGGAGTAGGCGGGTGCGGAGGCGGCTCTGGGGTAGGGGTACAGACTTTCGGTTTCTTGCAATCAAGGCTCATGGGGTTCTCCGTGGGCAAACAAAAAGCCCAACCAATTAAAGGGTTGGGCTATTGTAGCAGGTAACTATCAGGCTTTCATATTTAACGCCGCTAGCACGTCAGGATGAAACATACAGCAGTCGAAGTAATCCGAATCTTCAGGTTGGTAAACCTTAACTGATATATATCCCATCTCGTTAGACAAACGCTTGGCGCGAGCTTCCCAAGTAAGCCAGTAATTATAAGGTTTATCATCAAAGGGTATTCCAGTATAAGCTGATAAAGACTTAAACCCAGTTGTATCAAAAGAATAATCAGCCACTAATTTACCTTAGACTTAATCCAAACCGTTCATTTAATTCAGAAAGAACAAGCTCTCTGTCAAACACCCAATACGCGCCATGTTCAGGAGAAAACACTTTTGCGCACGGCAAACCACGTTCCATAGACATGGCAACCATTGCTTCCTCGAACAAGAGCAAACCGCCCTCTAGCAGGTCGTGCATATCCGTGCGCGTTACATCGAACGCTTCTTCTACGGTTTTCAGGGAACCAAGGCTTACTACTTCTTTCATGACAAATTTCCTATAAAATATAAACAGTAATCATTTATTTTCTAGCGTTGGCACTTGTAGCAGCAAGCGGAAGGTCTCACGCCCTGTTGGAGTAACCAAGGTCTGCACATCCGAATATTCCCCACGAGTAAATTCCTTGACCTCGAACAGCGCTGGTGTGTGCTGTGCGTATGGTCGCAGCTTGCCTTTCTGGTCGCGGTACAGATAACCGTTTCCTAGTAAGAAATTCACAAACTCGTTCTGCTTGACCCGCAGCTCCTTCGCGGTGTCTCGGATGTTTACCAACAGGTTTCGGGAAACAAGATTATCGAAATATTCGGCTTTTGGTTTCGCAGCTTCGAGTGCCTGTTTGGTCTTCTCGTGAGCTTCCAGCTCATCAGCGTAGGCGCGGAGTGCTTCGGGGTAGGTCTGCGGGATTTGGTATGTACCTGTGGCTTTCTCTAGTTCTTGCCAACGGTCCACAAGGCGCGCCGTGAACTCTGGGGAAAGCTGAGCTACCACAACAATGCTGTCACGTTTACCTTGTTCGCCAGAAAATACATAGACCTTACTTTTGCTGTTTGGGCTAGTAGCTTGTTTATTTTCAACTTCCTGCATTGGCGGAAGTTGGATAACGCCGCGTTCGACAAGGCGTTCGATAGACACGCGCACATTATCGTGCCGAGAATCCACCAAGTCAGCTATATCCAAGCTAGTCATGGTGGCTTGTTGTAAAGAAATAAGATTCATGGAAACTCCGAATAATGGCGGCGGGGCGGTGAAGCAGCGCTATTCGGAAAACGCTCACCCCGCCATAACGACTGTTTATTGCCATCCGCTTCACTGGATTTGACTAATATACTACGTCGTACGCCGTCCGGCAAGGCGCATCTGCAACGGACGCCCGCGGCTGATACGGTTTATCCGCGCCTTGCGCACGAACTCCTGATACAGCCTCATCTGACGGTCAGCTTCGCCCACGTTGTACCACTGGTTATCCGGCTGACTGTGCAAGCGCGCCAGCGTGTAAGCGACCACAGGCTCTACCCAGTCCTCGTAGATGACCGCAGGCACTTCCTCGCTGTCCCGTTCCGGCACAACAGAGAACTCGACCTCCACTTGGTTGTCTCCGGTACAGTAGTTAGGCTGCACGTACAGCGTTTTGAAATCCCTGTCCACCGCAACCGCAGACTCATGAAGCGGTATTTCATACCCGTGCGACAGCACCCGAAGCGCCAGCACCTCGTAGGGACGCAGCCGTGTGTGTAATTTATAGCTTTCGATGCACGGCTCTAAGGTCACGCAGACAACCTCGGAGAGTATCTGGCTATCGCGCACGAACTGGATGACCGCATCCATCGCGAGGATAGCGACCATCTCCTCATCCACACCGTCGATGTGCGCCAAGATGCGCGGCAGGAAGTCGGCGATGGGTCTGGTTTCTTGTCCGAATAGCATCATTCCTCCGGGGTTTTGTTAGAGGTTGCGAGAAACTGCGTAAACGCCTCGCTGCGGCGGAAATATTCCTTAACCAAGTTCATCATCACCTCCTCGGACAGTCGCGCCTGAAACTCTCGGGACGGCTCTTTGTCGTCGATGTTTGCTATCAAGTGCTGCACCACGTGAACACACTCATGCAGCACAGTCGAGAGGACGTCTTCCATCGTCTCACCGTGGTGGGCGATGCGGGCGACGACCAGCCATTCCCCGTCTTTGACAAACGTCACCACCTGCCCGGCATAATCCATCCGTCCTAGTGTTCGCAGTCCAATTCCTGTCTGCTCGCACAGCGTCTCGGCTTCCGTGTCCTCGTCTATGATGCAGTAACGCCCCATTCCAAGCGGGGCGTCGAACATTTTGATTTCACTCATTTTTTCTCCAATCTCGGCACTTGTAGCAGCAAGCGGAATGTCTCACGTCCTTGCGGAGTAACCAGCGTCTGTACGTCAGAAAACTCACCCCGGCTAAACTCTTTGACCTCGAACAACGTCGGGGTGTGCTGTGCATACGGGCGAAGTTTTCCTTTCTGGTCTCGATACAGATATTTCCCATCCAGCAAGAACGCTACAAACTCATTTTGTTTAATCCGCAGTTCCTTTGCGGTGTCCCGAATGTTTACCAGAAGATTGCGGGCAACAAGGTTGTCAAAATATTCCGCTTTGGGTTTCATCTCGGCATTTGCTTCCTGCAACGCCAGCTTCTCTTTCTCCGCTGCAAGTAAAGCCTCAAGCGCTTCAATGTAAGTCTGCGGCAACTGGGGGTGGTTCGCAGTAGCTGCCTGTTCCAGTTCTTGCCAACGTTTAATAATACGCATACGAACTACAACATCGTACCCGGCAACAAGGCACAAAGTCGTATCCTTGTCCAACTCGTACTGGGAATATTCTCTACCGTCTTTCCCTACATATGTCGTTGTTTTTATACATGGATTCAAATTTGAATCCGTAGAAAGTGCTTCCTGCACAGTCCGAATATCACGCATAACGTTACCGTGGTCTTTCCCGGTAAGCTCCGCAATCTCACGACTGCTCATGGTAATGGTGTTAAAAACTTCCAAATTATTCATAAATACCTCTGTTAAAGGGCGGTGGGGCGCGAAAGCGGCGCACAGAGGAACGCCCACCCCACCATTGATAACTCGTTTTTGCCCGCTTTCGACGGCTCAAACAAGGAGACGAGGGTATCGAACGCTGGGAAATGAAGATAAAAACCAGCACCCTCGCCATTACACTTTACTGTTGTCGCCCGTTCGATAAGGCGGGTGTAATTTAGCAAACCGTGTAGCAGAAAGTCAACCACGCTTGTTCGCCGGTGCAGGATGACCTCGATATTTCTCGTCGTAGTCGTTGTCGCTCTGCTCGGTCATGTTCAGAATCTTGGCGAACATATCGCCGTGGCTGTCGCTTTGCGTTTTCATCGTCTGAGAAAACTCGCCGTCGATAGCCTTCGCGCGATATAGCACCCACTGGCAAGCCGCAGCCAAAAACGCACAGCGCTCATCGGGCGCTGCATCCGTCATTGAATAAGCCTTTGGTTCTACCGCGCAGCGAATAAGCACCCACATTTCTGCCGTCGGGTCGAGGTTCGCCGGGTACACCCTGATGAGGCTGGACTTCTCCAACAACTCGTAGGAGCTAATCTCGCGAGTGAAATTCTGGTGCTTTTTGTTCTGCGCCCAGACCGTCGCGCGTTCCTTGCGCCGCTGCACCGGGCGGACGTTCTTTCCGTTCTTGTCGCATTGTCCTAGCACATCCAGAACCTTTACGCAGTCGCAGGCGTCCACGTAGCGGTTACAAGTATCGACCGGGACAATCTTCTGTACGGTGAACATATCCGGGCGCCGGGTCGCAATCAGACATAGCGCCTCGTTGAAGTAACCTAAAAGCTGCTCTGCCGACCAGATAGAAAACTCATAGCCGGGACGAGCGTCGTCTAGGTCTCTAGCGTAGGTCAGCAGAAGGTTTCTCATAGGGCAGCCATTGATTCGTCAGTTTCGGTAGGCGCAATCGCCTTGTTGAGCGCGGTTACTTCCGCGCTGGCGTCGTTCACCGCGACCTCGCCGTAGTACGGCACGTAGGCATCCGAGCGGGCGCGAAACTCCGGGATGTTCGGATAAAGCTGGTTGTTGCCCTTGTTCAGCAGGTAGGGCGCGTCGACGTTTTCCAGCGGCGGGTACGTCGTGGTAAATTCGGTTGTCTTGATGGTCGGGTTTCCGACGGAAGACATCGGGTCGGTTCGTTCAGCATTATTACTCATGGTTTCCCCCATATTCAGAAGCGCCGCCCGAAGGCGGCACTGGTTACTTCATCGACTTCGCCTTGAGCATGGTCTTTTTATCGCCCATGCTCTTAGGCATATCAATGTCAGATTTTTTTGCTTTGTTCCCCTTGATTGCCTGTTCCGCAGATGAAGCAGGCTTCATCATTTTGGACTTGGCTTTCAGCGAGGATATTTTGCTTTTGTCAGCCATTTGCCCTCCTTACAGCAGGGTGATTTGACCTTCGTAGTCGCGGGTGTGCGCACCAACTACCAGCCGTCCGGTAATGTTGGCAAGCGCACCGTCTGTCGGCAGCGCGTCAATCTTCAAGCCGACACCCGTCCACGTTTCAAGGTCGTTTACCATAGTCACGTCTTTTGACAGGAACTGGGCTTTAGCAGGCGTCGCCACGGTGTGTTCCGGGAATGCCAGCGTGCCGTGCGATTCCTCGCCAGCCATCGGGCAGTTCTTGTCCGCATCCGGGGCTTTGAACTTGCCTGTTACCAGCGAAACGGAGATGCCGCCGAAGGACGCCAGAGAAGAGTTCTCCATCATTATCGTGTCGTTGTAAGCGAACACGTCGTCGATTTTGTGCATCGGCGGGACAAGCACCAGCCATAGGTAGTCGCCTACCTTAGCTTCCTGCAACATACGCCACACTTGGGACTCCTGTCCACGCTGGTCGTACGCTTGATTCGGCGAGAGAACGGCGGTGTGGGTGAAGTAACCACGGTCGTACTCAATCGCCGTGCGCTTGGATTTCGGGCAAGAGAATTTGTAAATCTCACCGCAGTCGAGGGACACAAGAGACTGTTCGCCTTGTACCCACATTTGGATATGAGCCATTGTTTTCCTCCCTTACGGTGCAAGACCAGAAGTTGAGAAGGAAGCGTAGGCAAGTGCCATCGCATCCGGGTAAATCACGCCGCCGCCGTAGACGCAGAGCATATTGTACTGCACGCCGAAGGACTGCGGAATGTTCTCCAAGTTCGCTTCAACAATCTGGGACGTGTGGGCGTAAGCCTCGTTCCAAGCCGCCAGAACCGGATAAACCAGTTTCTTGGTCGCCGGGTCAATCTGTGGGCGCAGACGCGGGCTAGAAACCACGGTGAAGCCGAGGATGTTCTTGGCAACCAGCCCTTTGAACAGCAGGAGTTCCCCGGTGTTGCAGCACATCTGTTTGTTAAACAGTGTAACCAGCAGCAGGGTTTCCAGCGCTTCGGGAATAACCAGCACCATCTCACCCGGATACCAGCGTTTAGCTTCTTTCAACACGGTCTTCATCTTGTCGAAGAACACCACGATAGTGTCCGGGGTCAGGTCGAGCGGCGCAGTCAGCGAACCGAGGTCGATGTTGCGGTATTTACCAGCCTGTTTACCAATGTTGTAGCTGGCAACTTGGGTCATCATGCCGGTCAGGACATCGTTGTTCAGCAGTTCTTCTAGGTTATTCCATGCGGAATCCAAGAACTCCTGTTCGTAGGCATCCCAGTAATTACAGGCGCGGCGGATGGTTTCCTTATCAATTTTGATGGACTTGTATGCCTGATTACAAATCTGAATGCACATCCGGTCAGAATGCGGCTCATCAGGAATCAAGCGCTGGTTCATCTCATACGGACGCCATGCACCGACTTCGGCGGGTTTGCGGAACTCGATGAGTTCTGCACATTGGGTAAGCGGTTTCAGGATAGTCGTATTACAGATATACGGGATGAGACTATCTTCGATGTTGCGTCGGATAATAGTCCCGCCATATTCGACACCCTTCCCAAGCGGGGTCGCGAATATATCCTTGTAACCACTTGCAGCGATAGGTTTTGACATTAGTAACCTCTATTGGCTATGGTACTGTAATTCAAGGTCGCGTAACGCATGAGGCGGATATGTTCCGCGCGGCGCAGCCATAATCGCCTGTGCCTTCGCTTCGTATTCCGCGTAGCTCATCTTGCGTCCAGCTTTCGCCGGAGCGACCCCGCTTGTCCCCCTACCTTGTTGCGGTTCAGCACCCACGGGCGGTTTCGGCTTCTTCCGCGACTCGACGAACTTGTCGAGTTCGCCAATCACATAGTCAGCGTCCCCGTGCTGATAATATGCGGCGGCTAATAAATCACTCGGTTTCTCGGTGGCGTATTTGGAAACACCTGAGTTAATAAACTCAACAAACTGAGTGCTTTGGAGAATACTAGCAGCTTTTGGATGTTTTGCCAAAATCTTTTTCGTTGCCGCGTCCAAGCGAGTCTTCGCCTGCTGCGCTGCTTCCTGCTGGCGCTCCTTCTCCAAACGGGCTAAACGTTCTTCCTGCTTAGTAAGCACCGGGTCTAGGATTTTCGTCTTCAGCTCACGCGCTGAATCCTCGTCCAAATGCTCCAGCCCCTCATACAGCTTGTCGAGGTTCTCCTGCTGTTGCTGAGGAGTAAACCCTTCCTTCGGTGCTTCCGGCGCTTGTGGCGTCGCTGGCGCAGCTACACGCACGTATGGATTCGTTTCCCCGGTTTCTGATTGGAATGGCGTCAACTGGTCTAACCAGCTATCGTCGTCTTGGTCTCCACCCTCGGCGGCAGGTTCAGCTTCTGTGCCGTACAGCAACGGGTCATCTTCAGGAATATCCGTGTTTACCGCAGCTTGTGCGACCGCCTGTGCTGCCGCAGCAGCGTTTGCCCGGCGCTCATCAATAGACGGCGCGCTAAAGTCAATTTTTGCCATATTTCAATCCCATACCTTGTTTGAACGCTTGTAACACATCCTCATACGCTGCCTGACTACCCGCAGCCAAGAGCGCCACCCCGCGCTGGCTCTCGTCCATTTTCAGGGTGAACGCCGCCGCAGCCTGCTGGCTGTCGCGACGGCATTGCTCAATTTTGCCTTCGAGGAAAGCAATAAATTCTTTGCAGGAATCATCCGGCAGCGCGATGAAGACGTCCTTTTTCATTTGCCGTTATACCGTAGTTTGTTACGCACGTCTTTGGGAAGTGCGTGGTTTTGCTGCGGCGCTTGCGGCTGTTGGCGCGGGATGACCGGAATAATCCGGCCACCCGTGTTGCCTTGTTTGCATGATGAGCAAGACATTTAGTTTCTCCTTATCCGTGGTTCGGTCGCCCGACACCGTAAGTTTCATACGCATCGAATAACTTATCCGCTGCGAAGTTCTTTTCTTCCTGCTCGCGTATTTCGCGGATACGGAAAATAACAAAGTTAGACAAACGGGACGCCAACTTCAAGTATTCCGAGTGGGCTAAACCTTCAACAGATATAAACGCGGGGAAGTAACCATCGCCATGTGGGAAAGTTTGGGTATACATAGTACCACGGTAGAACATCTTATCAGTCTGTACCAGTCCACCGTTATCCGCAATATCCACTAACTCAAACACGTCCATAGCGAAAGTAGCACCGTGAATGTGGTAGTTAAACGCATGGAATCTCATCGGTACTGGCAAGAACATATTATCTGCGCTGAGTAACGGCTTCGCAAGCGGAATAGTACGGTACGCATGACCCGGATGCCAAGTATTACTTGCCGCGCCACTCAAGAACCCTGGGGTTCTTCCTTCATCTCCATAGTATTTAGACTCCAGATATGACCATGCGTCGGCAGGCGCGATTTTGTCGAAGCCCGGAATCAGGTTTACCCACGAAGTAGCCAAGCCCTTAACAGGACGTACTGATAACGGGGAATTATAGACAGTACCTTCATGGACTTGCGACCCCGGCGGCTTATTTATAACAAACTCTGACGCCAACTTCGGGAGATATGGGGCTACCACAAACTTAGCCTCACCAGCCTGAATATTACCCGGTAATGGCAATTCATTACCAATATAAGCTCCAATCTGAATAGGCGCGGCTAATTGCTCAGCAATAATGTTCGCCTCATGGAATCTCCTAAACATATCCTGCGTGATGAATTGCCCTTTAACAGAATCCGCGTCTTTTCCGTCTTTACCGTCTTTACCGTTAAACCAATTATCCGGCAAAGTAAGTTCTTTGGTAGCACCCTTAGAATCCGTAACAACAATCGTGCGGTTCTTGGAAGTGCTAGGCGCGACATCTTTAACCACGGTAGTACCTGAACCGGCACCTCCGCCGCCGTTACCGCCGGGAAAAATCTGCTCTCCTGTCCGCTCGTCGAATGCTACCTCAAACGGCAACTTGGTAGATACAGAAGTCCCATCGCTAAGGAACGCGGTAAGGGTAGCCTTACTGTACGAAACTCCGCCTTCAGTTCGGGTGTCGCTGTACTCAATTGTACTGCTAAGACTCGAGACAAATTTATCCACTCCAGAACCGCCGCCAGAACCGCCTCCACCGGGGATTACAACCGTCGAAGTAGTCGCATCATCGCGAACAATGTATATCCCCTTACCATCTGGATGCGCCACAATATCCATAATCGGGCGACGCTCAACGGCGTCCCTAGGGTCAGTCGTCATCTGGTTGGCGAAGTACAAACGGTTATGTGGCTGAACAGTAGTAACGTTATTGCCGTTATTGAGTACGCCTTGTAGAGGAATATTCTTGGTAAAGTAATACCCGTCGGTTGGGCCGGGCGCAAGCCGTTCAACCGGCGGAGCGTCAGTAACCAACGCATCCAAATAAATATCTGTGCCACCGGGGTTACCACCAATGTTGGGAATCGGTATCTCAACTTCAAACGTTTTACCGTCGCTGCGAGTAATAACCAGCATATGGCTAACTACAGTTTCACCGGGGTTTATTCTCGGCTCGTAGGCAAACGCCGTGATGTGAAGGTCTGTACCGCCGCCTCCACCGCTTTGTTGCGGCGGCAGATGCACCACAAACTTCTCGCCGTCATTACGACGAATCGTCAGGCTCGTGTCATTACCTACGGTATTTATTTCAAAGGCTGTAACGTGTTTGTCTTCCGTTTGCTGTGCCTCTGGGAGGTGCGCAGTAAACGTTTTACCGTCGGATGTTTTTAATTCCAAAACATTTTTACCGCCGCGGTTTGCCAAATCGAAAGACGTAATCTTTTGCCATTCCGGTAAAACGACTTCAACTGTACCTCCCTGTTCACGAGTTAATTTCAGGGTATTGCCATTAACGATTTCGCCTTTGCTGACAAAATCGTCTTTAAGGTGTTTCTGTAAATCCTTGACATCAAGGGTCATCTTGCAAGTCATTTCTCAACTCCCAAACTTAAAATTATCCGGTACAGCGTTTGTTTCAAACACATTCTGTTTAACCATTTCCAAACGTGTAATATTAAACAATTCCGGGTCAGATACTTCAAACATATAGAACCCCGGAATGTTCAGCATCGCATAGTTATCGCATCCGCTCATCGTCCACAAGTCGCCGCAGCGGCGCACAGGCTCGAAGAACACTTGGCGGTTTGCGACCAGCTTGTCGTACTCATCCTGAATGCTCACCCGCTCGCCGCATTGACGCTCGACGTGAAGCGACGCCACCGGACCAAACGACACCTTGTACAGTACGAAACAACTATCGGATTCTATTTGCAGGATGCCATCATCCTCGTTCGTAATCTTGCCCTTCAGCACTTCCGGCGCGCCATACAGCGACAATAACGCCGACTCACCGGGCGCGATATAAAAAATATCCGAATACGCCTTCTTGCCGGAATCGTCGATAGCGCGCGTCTTCCGGTCAAACAGTACGCGGGGCGTGTATTCAGATTCAGCCCTTGCCTTCACCTTTCCCTCCTCACCCGCACGCGCAAGGCGCTGTTTGGGCAAACACATTTACTTCCTGAAGTGGTGTTACCACCGCAGTCACCGTTGTTTCCGACGTGTCCCCACTCACCTCGACCTCGTAGTACCCCGGCGTCTTAATCACAAACACCGGATTGCACTTGTCCAAGCGCCAACATTCCAGCTTGGCGCGGCGCAGTATGATGCTCCGCCCGATAGTAACCACCGGACAACATCCACCTGAACCCTGCACAGGTACGCCCTGACTGGGCATCACCTTGTAAATCTCGACCTTCGTCGTGTCGTACTCGGCGTAGCAGGTAAGCACCATCTGCTGTCCCGGTTGGACAACCAGCAGCGCTTGCTTCTGCTTCGCGTAGGGGTAAACGACATTCTCGACCGGATTAGTATCGTTGTACTCGTGGACACGCCCCCGGAAGTCACCCGGAAGCCCTAGCCCCTCGCTGGACGCGGAGGAAACTTGGCTCTTGCCTGTTTTCAGATTCGGTGGCATATCACACCAGCAGTCCTACGATAAATCCAATAAAACCAAATATTAGTGCAACGCGGACGATTGTGCAATAGATACACGCGACCTCCTGACCGTCGTCCTCCGTGACCCACGCAATGAGGTAGTCATTCAGCCATCGCTGGCTGGCAGCCCACGCAACAAACCTGTCGTGGATTTTTCTGAGCGGGGGTGGTAATCTCATGACCTTCTCCAATAACTTCAAGAGGGTATATTAACATGGCACTCCTAGACAACCAAACCGTCACCGTCGATGACAAAGTGTACGACATCATCTGGGGCTACGGCATTGTAACCAGCACCATGTTCGGTTCAATCCAAGTTCGCTTCGGCGACAACCGGGCGGTCAAATATGAGTCTGATGGCTCACTGGGCGGCGTCAGACGCCTTTACTGGCACAACCCGGTAGTCATACCTCCCCCCCGGGACAATCGTGGCTGGGAGACACTCCAGAGCGTCCTGACGACCGTCGCCGCCCACCTTAAACTCTAATCACGTCTGCGGGAGCGTTTGCTCCTGCGGCACAGGCGCACCTTGCGGCTGCGGGGCTTGTCCCGGTATTCCGTCTGGTGCGCCTTGTTGCATCTGCCCTAACTGCGAGGCTATCTGCTGCATCACCGGAGGCGAAAGCGTCTGCCCCGGCTTCAGGATGTCGGCAGTGCGCAGCAGGTTCTCGATGACGGGCAGGCGGATATGTTCTGGTATCAGCTCGCCAAGCTGCCCCAGAATCTGCATATTCTCCATCGCCGTCTGCTTATCCATCTCGCGCTCGACCATACTCGCCGCGCCCTTAGCGACAATCTTCGCGTCGCCGGTATACTCGAAGTCCTCGTCGTACATAACCAGCAGCATATACAGCAGCGTCACCATCGGCTCGATGACACCCAAGTCCAGATTCATCAGCGCCGACTGAATGGGTTTCAGGGTATTGCCCTGAAGCGTCAGCAGCCCGCGCACCGTGCGGTTCGCCCCGCTGCCCACCGGTTGTCCGTGCAGGGCAGCGGGGATGTTACTGATAACGTGCGCCTGCTCGAAGATGTAGCTGGCAAGGCGCAGCGCTGACTCGGTGGTCGTCGGAATCTGGGTGAACTTGATTGCCCGTGAGCCGTTGCCCATGCGGTCGCCGTCGGCAACCACCACCATACCGGGCGCGATTTTCGGGTCTTCAATCCAGTCATCCGGCACGTACTGCAAGATGCGGCTAACCTCCACCTCGGTCACAGGCTCACTCGCCAACGACAGGTTGTACAGCGCGAGGTTCACCGTGGCGCGGTATGCCTTGTCCAGCGAAAGGAGTTTCTGCGCCAACCCACAGCCGACGATGGAATTGTTACGGCTCTCGAAGCTGGCGGTAAACACCGGGCGCTTATACTGGCTAGGGTTGTTGTTAATCTGGCAGTAGATAACCTGCCCGCCGCACATGATGATTTTCGTCTCGTAGAGCTTCTTGGTTTCCAAATCCAGAAAGCCCATCTCCTTCAGCTCATACCCGCTGAACCGCCCATAGCGGATAAGGATTTCCGCACTCTGCCCGCGCGACCACTCCAGCGACGTCTGGCGGGTCTCTGGACTCTGGTCGAACCATAGCAGCCACTCGCGCGGCACGTGACCTTCCTGCGCATCCTCGATAAGCTCGTCGATGACGTCAAAGCGGTAGCCACTCTTGTCGTCCGACTTGGCGAGTTCCCGGCAGTCGTAGAGGTAATCATAACCAACCATTTTGCGGATAAACACCGCCGTCCCGTCTTGGGTATTGGTGCTGTCTTCCGTCCAGTAAAAATCAAACGGCGACACCCGCTCGAACACCCACGACACACGAGTCTCCTCGGTGAACTTGTTATCCTTCCACACGCTCTCGGTGCGCACCGTCGGAAACGGTCCGTGCATACAAGCGTAGGGGTAAGTCGCGAAGTCATCCGCGAACTCCATCACCGCACGGCGGTAGCCGCCCTCTGTCGTCTTGTCGTACAGCTCTTGCTCCAGTAGCCGCGCCTGCTGCTTGGCGTGGTCGATAACCTGCTGGCGCATTTCCACCTTAGCCTGCTTGAGAAGCTCCATGACGGCTTCGGGAGGCAACCCCGGTAGTTCGGATGAGGATACCGCGTCGGAGGGCGCAGCGCCGCCCTCAACAGCGCCTGCGACGAACGCCTGCTGCTCCTGTACCACCTGCGCGCTGATGGACGTAATCTCGTCGTAAATTGCCTGCATCCGGCTGCGGATTTCGTCCTGTGGAATCTCAGGCTCTGGAGTAGGCTCAACGATAAACGGCGCACGGCTAATATCAACCAGCGTCTCGCGGATTAGGCTCACCAGAATATTGACCTTAAACGCCACGATGCTGATGGGCATCGCCGCCCACGGGGGATACTTCTCCCGCAGCTCCGCCTCGCCATCAAGCAACTGGTCGTCCCGCGCCTTGTAGCACTCATGCAGCAGGTTATCGAGGGTGTACTCGCCGACCTGTTTGCCAGCGCGAACGGTGCGGGCATGGCGGAACTGGCGCATGACCTCAAGTCCCAGTTCCTCGTGCGGGGTGATGGTCTTCTCAATGCGAGACACCTTGAGGTCTTGGTTATCGTCGATGTGCTGGATGACTGCCATGAGTGGTGGTCCTTGCTGGTTCGTGAAAAAGTTGAGGGATTATAGCAGGGTAGTGTAGGTGCAGGGAAAGCGGTAGGCGAAGGCGCGTCATGTCCGCGCCCGGGCGAAGCTAGCAGCGGCAAGTCGTCTGGCTTTGTCCAGTGCATCGTCGGACAGCACGGATGATGTGATGTGCAGCGCGCCGTACTGGAAAGCGTCCGCCCAGTGGCTGTACTTGTTCTTCTCGGGCTGTGCGGAGAAGACCGTGTTCAGTCCCCCGACTTTGAGCTTGCGATACTGATACCCCCCGTCCATCGCATCCACCAGCTCACCGAGCGAAGGGCTTATCGCAAGGCTACCTTTCTCGCGCCTGTTCAGCATTATCTCGCTGGCTTGCAGGCGCTCCTTAAAGCGGTTAGTGGGCGCAGGTATCGCGTCGTAGCCTTTCTCCCGCAGCAGGTCGATAGGCGTGATGGCGGTGCGTGCGTCGCGGGCGTTTGCCGGGTCGCAGACGCACAGCGTGTTGCAACCGGCGTAGCGCAGGGTGAGGAGCGGTGTCAGCACGTCGTCGATAAACTCCTCCAGTCCCATCTCCTCGCCGTAAATCCCATCGGCTATCTGCCACTTGGACCGCACGTGCTGCCAGATGAGCGCGCAGGGGTGGATGCCGGAGGTGTCTATGCTGATGAGACAGTCCGTGAGCTTGGCGGGTTCAAGCGGGTTATCTGCCACGTGGAAGTCCTTGTCGAAGTTGGTAAAGACCTTCTTGCCGTCGCCGCCTGCACGACCATAGCGGCACAAGAGGCGGGTCTGAATCATATCGGTCAGCCCCATGCGCTCGTAGGTCGCAAGGTCGTTCAGATATTTCTGTCCACCGTCGAGGTTCGTCAGGTTCTCGGCGTGGGGGTTTACCGCGTAGGTTGTCTCGCCCGTGTCGGGATTAACCGTCTCGATAAGCGCGGGCGGCTGCTCGTAGAGCATCGTGTTAGGCGGCAGCGTGCCAGAGTGGAGGTACTCGACGAGCCAGTGGTCTTTGGGCGGGTAGTTGTAGTCGCCGATGACACAGTAGAGCGTACAGTGGTTATTTCCGTCGTCCCACATATTCGCAGGCGGATAACGCCCGACCCGTTCGCCCGCCTTACCCACCAGCTCCTTCGGCAACCCGGTCATCTCATTCAACCAGATAGCAGTCGCCTCATACGAGTCGAGTTTGCCGAGGTCGAAGTAGGACTCGATGGCTATCAGCTCGAAGCGCATATCGGCGATGGTGCGGTCTGGCAGCGGCAGGCGGCAGTGAACCGTTATCGGCTTGCTCCTGTTGATTTTGGTGTACTGAGGCGGCAGCCACTGGCGGAGCGTTTCCAGCGTAGTACGCTCCAGCTCGCCGTAGGTAGAGCGGATGATGGCGAATTTCGTGGGGCGTATGCCCTCAGCCGTGGGCTCTTGCCGCAGCCCGATACCGATTAGCTCCAAAGCGCTTCCGACCGACTTGCCGCTTCCCGGGGGTCCAGCGACGAAGCGGTTGAAATATTTGCCGTAGTCCGCATGGAATCGCTCCATCGTGGGGTATGCGCGGTAGGTTGTCGCCATCACAGCACCCCCATCTGCAACAAGTCGTCGGCGGAAGGTTCAGGGCCGACGGGCGAGGGCAGGGTCGCGGCGGGGGGTGGGGGGGGGGGGGGGGGGGGGGGGGGGGGGGGGGGG